ACTTGGGTATAAAGTATTCATAAAATTACATTCAGTCTTGTTGAGTTGTGTAATCCTTATTATGTATGTTATTACAATGAACAATATTGTCAAAATCATTGCTAAAATCATATACGAGACAAACCCTTCATTGAGATTTTTTAATGTATTAAAAACATTGTTTGCTTTTGTTGACACTGCCGACATTATCTAATATATCATATTATTTTTTCGCCTGAAAAATCATATTTAGTAATAAAAATATTTAGAATTAAATAGTTATATATATTAACATACAATATGGCCGGCGGTCTTATGAATTTAGTAAGTGAAGGTCAACAAAATATTATATTGAATGGAAATCCTAGTAAAACATTTTGGAAGGGCGTATATCAAAAATATACGAATTTTGGAAAACAAAATTTTCGGCTGGATTTTGAGGGAACACCACAACTGAGGCTTGCCGAGGAGTCCACATACATGTTTAAAGTCAAGCGGTATGCGGATCTCTTGATGGACTGTTATTTATCTGTTGCGTTACCCAGCATATGGTCTCCCATACTTCCTCCTCAAGCCATTCAAAACGCAGATGGGTCCACTACATACACTGATTGGCAGCCATACGAATTCAAATGGATAGATAACTTGGGTGCTCAAATGATTAGCAATATTCGAATTACTTGTGGTAACCAGACTCTACAGGAGTTTTCTGGCCAATATCTGTTATCTGTTGTCCAGCGCGATTTTTCAACGGAAAAGAAAAATTTATTCAATCAAATGATTGGGAATGTTCCCGAATTGAACGATCCCGCAAATGCGTTGGGACGCGGAGGGAAATACCCAAATGCGTATTATACGGATAGTCCCGCGGGGGCGGAGCCTTCCATTAATGGGCGTATTTTATACATACCGCTGGGTGCGTGGTTCAATTTGAAGACCCAAATGGCGTTCCCGCTTGTTGCGCTACAATACAATGAGCTTCACATTCATGTGACATTCCGTCCAATTAATCAACTGTTCCGGATACGTGATGTATATGATGTTGCGAATAATTTCCCATATGTTGCGCCGAACTTTAACCAGTTTTATATGCAGATGTATCGGTTCCTACAAACACCTCCCGATATCGAGTTAGGGATCGCTTCTTACTTGGATACGAGGTCTATTTGGAACACTGATATAAACTTGAACTGTACGTATTGTTTTCTCTCGAATGATGAGTCCCGACTCTTTGCTAAGAATGAACAAAAGTATTTGTTTAGGCAAGCACATGAGAGAGTCTTCTACAATGTTACTGGTCAAAATAAAGTCGACTTGGATTCATTAGGTCTTGTAAGTGGATGGATGTTTTATTTCCAGCGGTCAGATGCGAATTTACGCAATGAATGGTCCAATTACACAAATTGGCCGTATAATTATATGCCTTATGGGGAAGAAGCAGCGCCAACAGGAGGCACCTATCCAAATCCTACGCCTCCTCCTATATTCTTGGGCCCGGGAACGAATCCCGATGGTTCACCATCTGGACTAATGATAACAGGCGTATACAATCCAGCTAATATTAAGGACATCCTTGTTGGTCTTGGGATACTTCTTGATGGACAATACCGAGAGAACATATTGCCGGCTGGGGTATACAATTACGTTGAAAAATATACAAGAACTGCATCCAATGCTCCTGAAGGTCTATACTGTTATAACTTTTGTTTGAATACTTCGCCTTACGATTTACAACCCAGTGGCGCAATGAATATGAACAGATTTACAAATATCCAATTCGAGTTTACCACAATCACTCCTCCGCTCGATCCATTAGCGCAGGTTCTCACGATTTGTGACCCAGATACGGGAGAAATTGTCGGAATTAATAAACCAACGTGGAGAATTTACAATTATAATTACAATTTATATGTTATGGAAGAGCGCATCAATATGGTCACATTTGTTGGTGGAAATGCGGGACTCACGTATGCAACGTAATCCACCTTATATTTGGCTTCTTGCTTCGCTAAACGCTTTCACAAAGGTGGATTTACAAAAAGAATATCACATTGAAAAAATCTTGAAGATAGACGAGGTTTTAGCAGGAAAAAGAAATAATTCAGCCGGATTTATATTTACATATAAGTAAATTTAAAATGTCGAATATACCATAGTATCTACCTCATATCGGGACAATAATCCTTCATTTACAAAGGATAAAATTTCACAAATAGTATCTTCAGGAATAGGCAGAACGATTTTTAACATCCTAACTTTGTCCGTATACTCGGGAATCGCATACAACGCAACATACAGACCAATAAATTCTTGAATAGGACCAATATGTGTTACATGTTTTATAAGCGAATATATCGCGACAATACAGTTATCAATTATAGTGCTTTTTTTCAAGTCAAATAAAGCCAACAAACTTTGAAATAATTTATATAATCGAACATCATTTTTTACTTCCAAACAATGTTTAATTTGTGCTATGTAACCCTTGACCTTTTTAGAGTGATAATATTCATTTGTTTGGATTGGACACATAACATGTAACATTTTATCTGTGAACACAAAATATTTTATCTCAATATCAGTAGCATCAAAATCTTTTGTGATGCGAAATGCTGACTGTTTATGCTTTATTATCGCTGCTAGTTGATCCTTCTGTATACCTGGCGGCATGTTTTCGTGTTCAATTCGCTGTTTCAATATAGCGATTTTCTTATTGTAGTAGTGTCTATTTCGGTCAGCAACTATAAGAGCTCGATTGTATACATTTGGATAATATTTTTCAGCAGTTTCAGTCACTTTATATGTAGCTAACTTGGATTCTGCTATTAGGTCGAGCAATTGTTGCTCTAATGACATTTGATTATAATAATAAATATAATCAAATAGTAAAATAATAATCAATTTTTTAGACGGGGGTAAACCCCCGTAAGCCCCCCCACAGCGGATTTGGGACAACTCTTTTTAAAAATATGCGTTCGATTGTAAAGGTCCGTTATCAACAAATTCACCTGATAATGTTAATCGCGGAGGATATTTGGGATATTCTCTTGATGGAGGTTTGTATCGTTTATTGAATAATTTCATATCTTCATTAAATGACGCCCTCCACGTGTTGACGCCATGATCCATTGTAACCGGTTTATTTTCATCTGTAATCACTGTAGCCTGTGTTCCAATATCCGTTGTCAGGGTAGAATATGTTGGGGTAACTCCTACCGTCATTTTTCCCGCATCATCATTTCCCGAAATGAACTCTGTCTGGTCTCGGGTTAAAGGTGGCACATATGGCTGGCAACCTGGGCAATCAATATCTGCAAAACATTGCTGACCTGTTATCGAACAACGAGCAGTAGGCCCGCAAAAATTATTACAACTGTAGGTTGTAGTCAACGGCATATCCACAGAATGAGTAGTATCTGGTTTTCCCAAGTCTCTCGTTACATTACTTGTAAATCCCTCGACAGAAAAATATGTATTCAATGTCGATACAAAAATAATGACAAGCAATAAAAATAAAATATCGTATCGAAACTTCATATAACATCTACGGATATTTTATTTTAATCGCTTTTAGAAAAAGGGAACAAAATTTTGATCCACTTTTTTCAAAAGTGGATTTTTCAAAGCGAATTTTTATTATACCGTAAATATAGTAATCATGTCTTCAGCAGAAACTCCTGATTTAGATAAAAAAAAGGAAGATACAACAACCCCAACCACAAATTTAAAGAATATAGGAAACTTTTTATTATCGTTAGCCTACTTTATTTTGGGTGTAGTTGTATATTTTTCATTCAGTGGACTAGTCTTATACGCATGTAAGCTTGCCCAATCGAATATACTGCCTACAGATATAAATTGCGCCCCGTATACAACCCAAGATCCTGTCATCAAGGAAATATTAATCAACATATTTAAATTTGACAAAAATTCGATGAAACTCCAATTTCCATACAATGAATCAAACAAAAAGAATTGGTTCTTAGATATGCTGCGAAATTACAAAAACAGTCCAGATTCAAATTTTATTGGAAATTATTATGCCTCTGTTGCTGAAAGTCTAATGAGTTTTTACAACATGGCCTATAATGTAATCTTAAACGCAATGAACCAATTTTTACCCGAAACAGTGATTGTATTGTTTGGTCCATTAATAATGGGATTTCTCTCAAATATAATTTTCATATCTGGTAACATATATGCGTTTGCTCTTTGGGTAATCAATGCCAGCTGGTTTTTTATGAAAAATGAAAACGCAAATACTGAAAAACCCCCCAAGTGGGTAAATCGTTCCGCATTCCAAGAGCCTTGGACCTACCTATTTAATTTGTGGCTTATGTTATCATTCTTCACAGTGGGTATTATTATTACAGTTCTTGCTTTCCCTCTTACAATGTTATTGCCATCATTAACACATATATTTACAATATTTTCAGGTCTTTCATATGAGGCAAACTTTAATGATGAAGCAACACCAATAACAGTTGGAAAAATAGTAACGAAGATGTTCGCATATTTCAAAGTATTGATAATGGCAATATTTAGTGTGATGGTTATAATTTCCGCATTTACTCGTTTGGGAACATTTGAGGGGATCTGGTCCGTTGTTATTACAGGATTAATTTTGTGGGGATTCATATCCATTGATATATTCAAATCAGTTGACTTGACCGGTTTAACACCATTGGTTCCGGATGTTCAGGCGGTTAAATCAAAATGTAGCAAAAGCAAGGAGTCGGGATTTGAAATGATGGGTCTAAATTTGTTCAAACAAAATGGTGGAAAGCGATTGGTTCATGAATTGAAGCGATTTGGTAAAAAGTATAGATTATGATTTAGAGAGATGTCAATACAATAAACTACCAAGGTTGAAATGGAGAAACAGATGCCAATCAGGAAATATAAGCTATCAAAGCGCCCATTCGTAAGTATATGCACTCCAACATTTAACCGTCGTCCATTTATTCCATATATGATTAAATGTTTTGAGCATCAAACATATTCCAAGGATCTTATGGAGTGGATTATTATCGATGATGGAACCGACCCAATTGAGGACCTTGTGAAACATATTCCCCAGGTAAAATACTTTAGGTATACTGAAAAGATGACATTGGGTAAGAAGCGAAATGTTGCCCATGATAAGAGTAGTGGGGAGGTGATAGTTTACATGGACGATGACGATTATTACCCACCCGAGAGAGTAAGCCATGCGGTAGATATGCTTAAGCAAACTCCAACCGCATTGTGTGCTGGATCCAGTGAAATGCACATTTATTTCAAGCACATCGACAAAATGTATAAATTTGGACCGTATCATGCGTCGCATGCGACTGCCGCGACATTTGCGTTTAAACGCGATTTATTGAAGCAAACACGTTACACTGAAACTGCGTGTGTGGCCGAAGAGAGGGATTTCTTGAAAGCATATACGATCCCATTTGTTCAACTGGAAACAACCAAGACTATTTTGGTATTTTCACATGAGCATAATTCATTTGATAAGAAAACAGCTTTGAAAGATGCCCCTAATCAATTTGTGATGCCCTCCGAAAAGACGGTGGATGATTTTATTAAGCAGCCAGATTTGAAAGCCTTTTACATGGATCAAGTGGATGAGGTATTAAAAACATATGAGCCGGGTAAGATCGACTATAAACCCGATGTATCCAAGCAAATTAATGAGATCCAGGCCAAGCGCGCCAAGGAAATGGAGGAAAAGCAAATGAATTTCAATAATTTGAATAATGACCAAAAGGTTAATGAACTTACGGGCATAATTAATAATCTAGCTGCTGAAAATCACGCGCTAAAAGAGAAACTCAATTATCTTGATAACAAGATAAGACAAATTATTCAAGACCAAATTAAGACAAAGGTTGCTGCGGCGAACTCTCTTTCATAAACAATTTTGTATACAAATAATTAATTTGTATACAACCACTTGGCTGCGCTCACAGCCTTATCCATTTTGGCGCTCACATCCTTATCCGCTTTGGCTCCACCTTTTCTAAAGGTGGATTTCTAAAGGTGGATTTCTAAAGGTGGATTTCTAAAAGAGAGTTTCCTCTTCTATTTCGGGTTCAATCTCAATTTCTTTATCTTCCGTATCGGGAGCATTTTCGGTTGTATATTTGTCCAAGTATCTATAAATACGATTAATATCCAATTTGCTAATTTCATAATTTTCCAACAATGCTTGAATTTGCGCATCATCATACTTGGTTTTTAATTCTACAAAAAAACCATACAAATCTTTTTTGTCCATTCCCAATTGTTGACACAAATTCTGTAGAAACAAAGAATTATTGTATTCTGTCGAATATTTGGTCAATACCTTTGTAAAGCGAACTTCGGTTGGATTATATTTTACTTTTTGCTTGAATTCTGTATGATACATTTTATTATTTTTGAGTGTTTTAATTAATGAACTCATTTCATTGAATTGCCAAATTTGTTTCTGGAATGTGATGCGATCAATATAATCGGCAAAACAAATATTATCCAATTGTTTGATGTAAAATGGTATTGATACTTGTTTATTAGTTTTTTCAAGAACATCAATTATATTTTCGTGCCATAATAGTCCAACACTTGTGCGATCAGTTTCATTCATAATATTTGTATGCTCATCAATCGAATAATATCCATTGATTAGTTTATGTGTAATTTTTTTGGTATCATCATTATATGATTTCAACTGAAGAATAGATTCAATCGTATCATTGCTAAATAGCGAAGGGTTTTTACAATAAATATTATAAATACTATTTAGTTTTCTCAAGTCGCCCTGAGCAAAGTCAACCATCTTGTTTTTTACACTTATCTCTGCCGTGGGCAATAATGTGTCAATAACAGTCATGATTTGGGTTGGCAAAGGAGTTTTTAGTTCGATTGTGTTACACACTTTCATCAATTCTTTTATCTTTTTATCGACACGATAATTGCCGATACAAATAATTGGATTCATCGAAACCTCTTCTAACTTTTGTTTTTTGGTCTTTTTTGGACGTATTAGCTTGATTAGTGTATTGATACCACCTTTGTCTCCATTGTTCATCCCATCAATTTCGTCCATCAGTATTGCTATCTTCTTAATTTTTTTATTGAACATGCTCATAATATTTTTATCTGACATATTGCGTTCCGTTATATCATCAATCACCGTTTTATTCCGGATATCACCAGCATCATATTTCACAATATCATAGTTCAATTCTGTCAAGATTTTAACAACAAACGATGTTTTACCAGTGCCGGGGTCACCACAAATATAAATACCTTTTTTGAATAATGGATTATTCTTGTTTTGTTCAAAATTGGTCAATATTGTTTTTATTGCTGTTTCTTGATCTTTTCTGTTTAAAATAGAATTGATATTCAATTGATCCATTCTATTTTAATTGAGAACTTTTTATGTCAAAATAAATACAAATATTAAGCGTAGCACAGTTGTTAAGCGTAGCACAGTTGTTAAGCATAGCACAGTTGTTAAGCATAGCACAGTTGTTAAGCATAGCACAGTTGTTAAGCGTAGCACAGTTGTTAAGCCGGCGGTTCAACACCATATGTAACACCATCCCATGAAATGTGGCATTTTTTTGCCCAGTCATACTTCGCACGAGCTCCATTATCTCCTATAAATAAAGGGTCATTAAAATTCATTGTTAAGTGTTTACCATCTTTAGGAGGGCAAGTTCCTAAATCCTTAACATTGATACAAGTTGTATTGTTGCCAGAACCATCAATTAACCAATAATCAGGGCAATCGGGTATTATAGGAGGCCAATTCTTCGCACTAGAATACCGCAAAGCTATACCAATCAATACCAATGCGATAATTAAAATTATTATAGCTCCATAAAGAACCATTTTTTGAAAATCTCCCAACATATAAATAAGTATATAAAAAATAATATTTTAATAGTGTAAATGAACAGTGTAAATAATGGACGTGTAGATATTAAAAGCCCAAATACATCTTCTTTGTTTCAAATGTATGATAAAATACCAGCGAACCAATGTGTAACATTTAGAAATCCTACCGAAGGGCTGTGGAATGACACTGATTTATCTAGGGCTTTTTTCTCTCATCAAAATATAAAGATTTTACAAAATGGAATACGAGCTGGTGTATATGAACGTTCCAACAATCAATATTTAATTGGTCCTCAAGATTGTGATTCGTTAAAGATTATTATGCGAAGCGTATATTTACAACATGCTTCAAATTTACCATATGATATTCCACAGCAAGTTACCGAATTGAACAAAATTGTGTTAAATTACTGTATACAACAAGTTTACAGTGAAGCGCAAGGATATATGAAATATATAAGTGATGTGAGCACATTGGCTGTTCCTATTGCTCACCCTGTTATGGCAAACAACAATGACAGGGAACTTGTTTTAAAACCTTGGTTTTAGTAAATCCACCTTTGGAAAAGGTGGAGCCAAAGTTTTGTTCTCCGCGGAGGCAAATCCCCCGTAACCCCCCTTATCTGTTTTGTTCAACTTTTCCTTGCTTCGCCGAAACTTCGTAAAAAGTGGTTTTAGAAAAATGCTTAAACCGAATAATGTATATTTATGTATATGAACATACATCATTTTCTGTTTGCCTTTACTACCATATTTAATGAGGCGCACTCTCACAAATGTAGTTGGAATTATCGTTTTGATTCAATTGATAATCATTTCAATATTGTTTATCCTGATGACAATGCGATCTATTTTGGAATGATTATACCCCCAGATACGAGTAATTTTCGTATAATAAGTAATGATAAAGAAATATTATTTTTGCCAAATCATCCTGCCGCAACATATTTTTCAATTCAGGTATATGATACAAGCGATTTGGTATCATCATTTTATCACGTAAAAGATATTGATCTATTACAAACGACTGAACTTATGGACAAATCAAGCCAATTCAATTTGACTGTTGAACTAGATCCCCTACACCATTATTTTGCCCTGTTTCGCATTTATGGCTCATATTTTACAACAAACGATTATTACGATTCATTGTACTATTGGGCTGGATTACCACCGCGAACATTTATTGACGGTGAAGAGTATTTGTTGTGTGATATCGATTACCAACAACAGGGTAATATATACACTAATTTAACCCGCGAATTGAATACATTCACTGGAACAGTATGTATTGAAAATGACGCATTTCAATTTATGGAGGCGCCTCCGGGTTCTCTTATGAATGCCGATGCTAATTACATGATTGCGTGTATACAACCAAATATACGTTACAATGTAAGCATTCAACTCCCGCGAATCATGTGTTCGCTTGGATATAATACAGAGAGTGAGCACCCTTGGATAAATGAACAATATGATTTGCGATATGCTAGTTTGAGCATTATTTCTACTACAGCACCTAGACCCACTATTGAGACATATATCATACCATGTGATAGATTTGTATACACTATAGAAATATATGTTACAGACGATGTTCCATTCCCAGGGTTATTGTATCGACAATTGTTACCCAACCCTTCATTTGAAGAAAGCATTGAATATGCGAAAAAAAAATGTTATGATTATGTGAACAGTATATATGACATATACTGTATTCAAATTTTGATGGGGGGCTATTATCCGCAGTTATTTCCGGCATGAAGCAAAGTTTTCCTTGAAAAAATCGACTGACTTCTGGATTCCATATTTTATATCCGTAAATTTCAGTTCGGGTATCTTACCTTTTAATTTTTCATTACTGGAAGTCTTTTTGAATTGTCCATCAGCATATTGTTTATTAAATACAATATGCTCTTCATACTCAAACTCTCTCGCAATATTAAACGCGATATCTTTAATTGAATACTCTTCGGTTGTCGATACAATCAAGTTTTCTCTATTCAGGAGTTCGAGACAATCCATGATAATCTTGGCAAGATCTTCGCTGAATATGAATTGCCGCAAGGGGGCACCGGACCCGCGAACCTCAAATGGAATCTGTTGTTCTTTTGCCAAGTAGCATTTGTGAATGAGTGATGGAATAACATGACCATCTTCAAGAGAATAATTGTCATTTGTACCATAAATATTGGTTGGAATGATACATGAAAAGTTGGTATTGTATTGTTCATTGTAAGCGCGACAATGAACTTCCATAATTCTCTTCGCATAAGCATATGCGTCATTTGAAAAATGTGGTGGACCATTGTGTAGCATTGTCTCGTCAATAGGATAAGTGGTTTTGTCGGGAAAAATACAAGTGGATAAAATACACACACTTTTCAACTTTTACCTCGTGCGCACATTTCAATACATTCAAGTTGATTTGAAGATTCTTCTCTAACATGTCGACTTTGAAATTCATATTTTTATATAAGCCACCAACACATGCTGCCAAATGAATCACATAATGAGGTTTAATAATGTCAAACAATGCCTTAGACTCAGCATAATTTGTCAAATCGGCATCACCCGATGTTGAAAAAATAAAATTATAATTGTAGTCAGGTGCAATTTTTTTAAATGCGCTACCAACTAATCCAGATGATCCCGTTATTAAAATTGTTTTCATTATATTGTTATTAAATAAAATTACTCTATATTTTTATAATAAGTATATATTACACCTTTACAAGCTTCTTCTTTACAACCACCTTCTTCTTTGCCTCGCAACCGTCCATTAGTCGCTGACGCTGTTCCTTATATTCCAAATACTCGACACGTAAATTATCTAGCTCACCAGACCACATTTGATTGATTGTAGTACTTTTAATTACACTCAATTCCGCACTCTTATTTTCGCACTCGTCAAACAACTTTTTGACATTCTCTTCTGTGACACTGTCCATTGTCATCTTAGTCAAATACTTATAATCAGCATCATTATCCATAATATCATACTTCTTATTGCTCAACATTTCAACAACTACATCCTTCGTCTTCCTACGCAAATCAATAGTGCCATCCAAATTCTCCTTGATATATTTTGCCTTATTCGTCAATAGTAGTAACTCCTTTTCAATAGCATGAATCATATACTCCTTTCTCTTTACGTACAAGTCTAGTCGCGTAATGAAATAATCATCAATAATATTCTCAACGGTAGCATATTTCTTCAACTTATCATTCGCATCGAATAGGTGCATGTTGGTATTCGTATTGGTTGTATACAACTTCAACAACTTCTCCACTCCATTACATCCATTGTCATCTTTTGAACTCTCTAGTTCCACCAGCTTTCCCTTAGCAAATGTAATAGTGAAATCAACATTCGTATCTTTGCTCATATCACAATAATCCTTGATAACCGGCACAATCTTCTTTCCGGTCTTGTCTTGTCCGGGATCAATCAATGATTCCAGCAGTTCCTTGAAATCATCGGTCCAAAATCCAACCGGCAATTCGGTGACATGAATTGTATCCGTGCCAACTGTATCATAATTGCCTTTAATCAAATATTTATGATCCGTCAATTTAGTAACGGTTCCTTTGAATCCTTCATAATATGGCAAAATAGGTTTATCGTAAATTGTATCGCTTGACAACTTTGTCTTCAGGTAATCGATAATATCTAGTGGATTGTAGCACATAATATCGGTACTGAAACCGGTTCCAATTCCTTTCGATCCATTGACAAGGACCATAGGAATAATTGGCGCATAGAATATCGGTTCCACTGGAGTTCCATCATCTGTCAAATATTTGATAACATTGTCATCTGCCGCCGGAAATATTGTCCTCGTGAGTTTGTTCAACAATGTGAAGATATACCTTTCCGACGCACTGTCATCGCCACCCTTTAGTCGTGTTCCAAATTGTCCCGACGGTACAAGCAAATTAATATTATTGGAACCAACGAAAATCTGTGCCATACCAACAATCGCGCCATTAAGGGACGCTTCGCCGTGGTGGTAGCAAGAATGTTCTGATACATATCCTGAAAACTGTGCGACCTTGATTTCATTTATCAATCCCTTTTTAAACGCTGAGAACAGAATCTTTCGTAAACTCGTTTTTAGACCATCCATCAAATTTGGTATACTACGATCACAGTCATATTTGGAGAAATGGATGAGTTCCTTGTTTATGAAATCGGTATAACTTACCGTTATATTGCTTGTGTCTAAATACGACTCGCGATTGTAATCTTCCAACCAGTCCTTGCGATCATCTGCGCGTTTCTTGTTGAATACCATATCAATTGCGTCGTCACTTTCCTTACCATTGTGCTCAAATCCAACAATCTTCTTGTTTTCAAAATATTCGCGAAACTCCTTTCCGGTGCTGGTCCCCAAACCCTTGTAATATTTGATTGTCCAACCCTTGGTATCATTTGTCTTCTTCCAATCCTCATATTCCCCGTCATTGTAAAACAAGAGCTCATTCTTGCCCTTCCTGGCTTTCAAAATGGGGGTATTCATGAACCCAATAAAACCAGGAATTTCCGCTAGACTTGGCCATTCACAATGGAATAAATTAATTCCTAGACCCTTGATATGACTGCCGTCCAAATCTTGGTCGGTCATAAACAGAACTTTTCCATATCGCAAATGTTTTTTGACATCCTCTTGCGTTTTGTATTCCTTTCCAGATTCTAGTCCAAGAATTTTCTTGATTTCAGTAATTTCCTTATTCTCCGCAACCTTTTTATTTAGTTCACCTCGCACATTGAACATCTTTCCTTTCAAAGGTAGTACGCCATAATTATTTCTGTCTTCTGGTCTCATTCCGGAAAGAACTCCGGCCTTTGCCGAATCTCCCTCAGTTAAAATTAGTGTACATTCATTTGATTTGTCTGTGCCAGCCCAATTCGCGTCAGTCAGCTTGGGAATGCCACGAATACTCTTTGTCTTTGCGCCATCCGTTTTCTTAGCGACCTTATTTTCCTTGACTTCTGTGATGGCACATGCGGCATCCATTACACCCATCTTGGCAAGCTTTTCAATGAACTTGTCAGTCACTTCACACTTGGAACCGAACTTGCTAGAAGGAGTTGTCATGCTGTCCTTTGACTGACTATCAAACGCAGGGTTCTCAATATCACATCTCAAGAATAAGATGAGCTGCTCCTTGATAGAATTTGGGTTCACCTTGACTTTCTTCTTCTTTTCAATATAATCTACCATTTTTTTCGTAATTTGGTTCAAAATATATTTGACATGCTCTCCACCCTTAGTTGTGTGTATACTATTTACAAACGACACTTGAATAAATTCATTGCTGGGTGACAGACCGACCGCATACTCCCAGCGTTCGCCGTTCTCCTCATATACGCGAGGCGCAGTCGCCTTATCCCCAATATACATGTCAATGTATTGCTGAAAATTCTTTACTGATACCGGGTCACCATTGTATTTTACCTTTATGTTTTTATCAGTTATCGCAGCAATATCGTACACACGTCGCTTCAATAACGCAATCATATCGGGTGACAATCCGTCAATCCCTAGTCGCGAATAATCAGGCTTGAATGTAATTTTCGTGTATGGCTTGGACTTACACTTTGTAATGGTGGGTTTTTCAATAGTACTCAAATTATTTTTGAATTCTTGAAAATACTTGAGACCACGAACATGGTCAACCGTCTCAACAGAACCATACGTTGACCAAATTAGAACTAGCTTGAACCCAAAACCATTTTTACCACCAACAATTTTCTTCTCCGTCTTATCATAATTGGTAGAAGTCCTCAAATGCCCAAAGATGAGCTCCGGAATCCAAATCTTATATTCAGGATGTTCCGCAATATCAATCCCATTACCATCGTTGTACATAATAATTGTTCCATCTGGTTGGATAGTTATTTCAATGGTTGTAACAGGAAGTGAATTGGGAACCTTGTTAGCAATTGCCTGGAGCATTCTCTTGAAGTGATCACTACTATTTACAATTCCTTCATCAAATAGCTTTAAAAGTGCGGGGATATACTTAATATTTTTTAACACAATTTTAGTTCCATCATCGTTTATAATCCACAAATCACCATCCACAAGTTCAATAGACCCGATATAAGTATCAGGATTATCTTTGATATGTTCCAAATCAGTTTTCTGTTGATACGTTTTTACTAGGTCAGTCATTGTATTGTATGTGTAATCTAATTTTTATGTTTAAATGATTTCATTTTTTTATTCGTTTGTCAAAATAGAACCGTGGTGTTCAACATTCGTGTAATATAATATTATTTTTTTTACATTGGATTTCGAGCGAAAAAACAAAGAATAACTAAATGTTGACTCTTGAACACCAATACATACATTATTACAAGTTTGTCCGATATGCATGTCTATGATCGCCGAAACATCTCGATAAGGGTCCAAATTAGGAGTTTGAATGTAGTTGTAGTTATTTTTGTTCAAAAACTTTACAACATTATTATCATAGTCACTTGCCAAAAGAATCGTAATTGAATCTGGTTCGATAAACTGCTTTATAATGCGAATATAGTTTTCCTCCAAGATGGATTTGTATAATTTCAAGTCTGTATAATTAGATTCTTTTCCCCAATGGACAATTGCGTCATCTTCTAGTCGCAAATGAATTGTGTTGATTTTTTTATTACCGTTAGAAGCGGTTATAATATTATTTTGTATGAAATCCTGCGATTTTTTTACAATGGTGTTACTGAAGACAAATCTCCTAACAAACTCATGGAATAGTGGGGTCCCATCGTTGTACGATTTTATGGTTTTTATGTAATTTAAATCACGATAATTAATATCTACATTTGATTTCAAGAAACCATTTGAGGTTTCAAATTCTCGATAGAAAATAATATCATTAATCAAGTATGTTATAAATAATGATTTTGGCCCATTTAGCTCAATAAAAAACTTTTTTTTGTAAAAATCGTATGGGTCGCCTTTGAGTTTATTTAGATTGATTGTTGTGTCGATCGATATGATTTTATCATTTAAACAAGTTGGAGCTAGAAGGTCGGTAAGATCAATCGCACAAGTTTTGTTACCATATTTAATTGAATCTATCTTGAATGTAAATGTGTTGCCATCAATCAATGTAATATTGTGTTGTTTCAAATATTGATTTGTTTTGTCAATGTCTACTATCTCACTAATATTACAGTAGTTGTTACCATGAATTTCCTTCAAATACTTGCTTAGGAAGATGTATTTAATATTCAACTCATTCGCATGTCGACAAACACCGACAATTGAGTATATTTGATTACAAAAACCACACCCATTAGTAGGTGTTAGATTTAGAAAAAATGATGTCGAAGTCATGTTATTATTATTTTATAAGTAATTTTTAAATTGTATTTTTAAATCTTCATATGTGTATATTATGTATTCGTATCGTCAATTTACACCCGGTAATAAGTCAAATTCTAGTAGGATGATAAATTATGCTGCGCTATATAGTGCACAAGGAAAAGAGCAGACATGTGTATGCGTACCCGATAAATATGACAAGTTTATTCGACAAAGCAATGATACAAACATATCCAACAATCAACGAGTCGCAAATATACTGAAAAGTAAGGTTGGAGGAAGCACACAATTTGGCAGTTATTATTTAGAACAACCTGTTATTATAAATTATTTAGGAAGAACGGCTGGTCAACCCGGAGGTAGCGGGTCTCCTCCCAAAAACAAGTTCTAACCCACGGGGGTAAACCCCCGTAAGCCCCCTTTTATCTATTTTGCTCCACTTTTGGAAAAAGTGGATGAGGATTTATTTTCTCATGTAATTTTATAATGACTCGTTTCACTAAAAGCGCCAACGGCAAATACGTTGTTAAAGGAAAAGGCTTCGAAATGCTGATTGGAACCCGCGCCCAAGTTTGGCACGGGACTGCGTTCAAAACGTCTGGCGGACTTACCAAGGGTGACCTCTTTCAAAATAAGGCGGGGCGGATTGTCTCCAGGGCGAAGTATATGACCGCCAAGAAGGAGAAGCGCCTTGTCAGGGCTGGGTATGGAACCAAGAAGGGCAAGTTTGGATTTGTTATGCTCAATGGTAAGAAGTCTAGGTCCAAGTCTAGGTCTAGGTCCAGGTCTAGGAAAATGCGCGGAGGCAATGGTATCAATTATGCGCTTGGTGCCGCTCCCTTTGACGGAGAAGGTGTTGGAACTTCCGGGAACGCCGTTCAATTTGCGGCCGGCCTTGGAAACTAAATTAACTTTTCATTACTTCGTGAAAAAAGGGAACAAAATTTTCGACTTATTGATTCGCTAAGAAAAGGTGGATTTTTAAAAGCGATATAATTATTCAATATCAATATTCAATATTGTATAATTTTTCCAGAAGGGTTAGTTCCCATCGGTTAGGAACCATTCCGTTTCTATAAATTTCTCATACACAATATGATGTGAGATATTTATATACAAATATTTCTCAAAATATCGTTTGCTAACAATCATTTTTTTCGATAGCGACCCACAATATTTGTAATAATAATTGTAGGCATCATCAAATGATATCAGCGCTGGCGTATTTTTTACTTGCTCCTTTATATAAACAAACGAATCTTGAATATCCTTATTTTTGTCCCATAAAACACAATTGACATTTAAGATGTATTTGTCCTCGACAATTTCAACATCTGGGAAAAAGTGTTTGAGAATTTTAATTACATTTTCTTCATTGATATTTCCATTTGACATCAATGATTCTTCATTTTTCTTTGACCAAATTTTAAATAGGGAACATATTTCATCCACTTCTAATTCATTGTCTTCATTTTGATCAGTTATTGTTGTGTCCCAGAACTGGATAAAATCACTGTGGATTGGCAAATATCTGCTGGTTACATTTAAAAATGTTTCGCTTGATTCATCAAATTGAAATCTATCCTTTAAAATTGCTTTCAATGTGTTGGAATAGATCATACTTGGAAGATATAATCCTGACAAATATTGTTTCCATATAAAATGTAAATTCTTCCATTCAATGTTAACCCCCGCCGATTTAATAACACATTTGGAACAAAAACTGTCAATGATTAGAGACTGTGGAAACAGTTTTAAATAATATGCGTAGGATTTTAAATCTTCATCTGCCTTATTGTCAATAAATTGATCGGAGTCACCATACCGTTTTGAATAATGCGCAGCAACACATAACAAGTCAAGACCATTATTCCTCATGATATTTTTCCATAAATCTGTTGAAAATGTTTCATTAATTTTTACTAGACGACAATTTTCATATGAATGATTTTCGTGATATTTTGTCATAAAATTGTGTGTTGTATTGGTGTTTCCAATTGTCGCATACGCGATAGAATCAAGTTCTGTCAGCATTTTCTTGATTTTTTTGCTAGTAAGAAATATGTGATTGGGGCTTTTTTTAAGTATATTATCTCCTACAATTGTTAAAAAATATTTTGCTTCATTTTTGCTCGAGAATATTAGCGGACACAATAGATTGAGGATGTATTGGATCGTGTCTGTCTCTGGTATTGAGTCAAATAAGTTTCGATCTTTAATTTGTTTGACAATATTGATCTTGGTTTTGTATTTCCATTGTAGCAGGACTCGATCCTTTGATATATTTGATAATAGTTTGTGGATTATATCATCCTCTTTTACAATGGTATATTGTTTGCCATTGTATTCATAAAAACAACTATTGTTGGGTAGATAAAAATACTGATTTTTACTTAAAAATACTTGGATAAATATCTGTTGCTCATTTGTCAGAAAGTTTTGACGGTCGACCCTTTTTTCATAATTTAACCATTCATTTGTCAATGTATTTGGGAGGTAATGTAGCACATGATTGTTCACGCGTTGTAACATATACGGATTATCCTTATATTTTTCAAAAAGTTCAGCGATTTGCTGTAAACAGTTTGTTAAAGATGACATTACATTTGTATAATTTGATTTGTTTAAATAATAATTAAAGGTTATTGAAATATTTATGATATGGTTGTTACAGTTCCTGATAATATAAACATTATTGACAATATTGACAGTGTAAATGAAAATTTAGGAGAATGTGAAACAGTTGTTAGGCATTATTGGTGGAGAAATGAAATAATTGTTAGCAAGCTTGTAGCTTATTTAAATAATCGTAATGTGAACTCAAATATAATTGATATTGGTTGCGCTACAATACCGTTTGAAAAAGCAACTCATGTTGTTGATTTTGAAGATGAAACAAACAAATTACAATTAATTCCACAATCAAATAGGTTCAATATTGATTTGGATCTTGATAAGATACCAGTTGTTGATAATTTCTTCAATTTTGTCTATTGTAGGCATACAATGGAAGATATAGCAAATCCAGAATTTGCTTTACGTGAAATGATGAGGGTTTCGCCGAAAGGTTATATTGATACGCCATCACCGCTAATAGAATGTTTACGAAATATTGATGGCATAAATCACGATAATCGAAATATTGGATTGAATTATTGTGGTTATATACACCATCGTTATATTGTCTGGTCTAACAAGAAGAATAATACGATTTACTTTTTACCCAAATATCCTATTATTGAGTATTTAAATTGGAATCCCATTTTATTGAAAAAGCTTACATATATTGCCAATCATTATCCCGTATACTGGAACAATTATTATTTATGGGATGAAAATAATTCTCCAAATATAATTGTTTACCGTCATGGAGTCAATTTTAAAATAGATACCAGTGATTTCCCCAAACTCTTGTTAGAAGGGATTAATTTGTCAATTGAATACACCAATCATTTTTTAGGTGAACTTTTATGTTAGTTCTCTTTTTTCAGTTTACAGTGGAGTCCCCACCCTTCGGGTGGTGGGGGGCTTACGGGGTCCCGAAGGGAACCCCCGTGAAAAGTGTATTTTTCAAAAGACACGCGGATAAATATAATTTATTTAAAATGCGTAACTATTTAAAGATATACGGTAAGACAATGTATAATGTCTAATTTTAATGATAATAATGGCACCGAAGGAAATGTATTAACAATTAAGACTGTTCAAATTGCGCCATTTCGAACTCTAATGACGGCGCTTAAGGATATTTTACTGGAAACAAATATATCGTTTCAGCCCGATGGAATTCGAATCATTAATATGGACAAGTCTCACACAATTTTAGCACATTTGTATTTAGCTGCCCAGAACTTTGAGTTTTATGAATGTAAGAAGGAGAAAATTATTATTGGCGTTAACATGTTCCATTTGTTTAAACTAATTAATTCGATTGATAACGATGATACGCTGTCGATTTATATTGAAAATGCCGATTATGTAGATGGAATTGTATCACATTTGGCGCTGAAATTTGAAAATGGTGAGATTAAGCAGTGTAAGACCCAAAAGCTGCGCCTAATTGAGCCAGACCCCGAGGAGCTTGAGTATCCAGACGTAAAATTTTCATCAATTATCAATTTACCGTCTGCTGATTTCCAAAAAATTATCCGTGATTTATCTTGTATTTCTGATAAACTGGAGATTAAGTCGGTTGGCAATGAGCTTATTTTTAAATGCTCTGGACAATTTGCTTCGGCAGAGATTCATCGCGCCGAATCTGACGGAAGTATGGGGTTTGTTTTGAAGCAGGATGCCACAAAGGTCATTCAGGGGGAATTCTCATTGAAGAATTTGGGATATTTTATTAAATGCACCAATCTGTGCTCACAGATTGAGGTTTACTTGGAAAATGATCTACCTCTTGTCGTTAAGTATAATGTTGCGAGTCTAGGGGAAATTAAGCTGTGTTTAGCTGCTCTTCCATCCACTTAAACACCTGGGCTTAAAAACTCCCTTCTATAACTTTTTGCTCCACTTTTTCAAAAGTGGATTTTTTATAAGAGTATATATTATGTCGAGATTCTCAATGAACTATAATGACTATTTAAGTAAAAAAATTTGCTGTGATTCAAGAGGCTACGGTCCTGTAGGTCCTGCTGGTCCAACTGGAGAGAATGCTGAGGGAATAACAGGCAATACTGGTCCAACTGGACCAACTGGTATCACAGGATTCACTGGGGCGAGTCGTAGGGGTGATACGGGCCCTACGGGTCCTGGTAAGACATTTATTATCGATCATCCTGACGACCAAGATAAATATTTAGTTCACAGTTGTTTAGAAGGGCCCGAAGCGGGCATATTTTATCGCGGAACAGGAGAAATAATAAATAATAATAGTATCATTGTTCATCTCCCAAAATATACCCAACAAATGTTGATAGATTGTAGCATAATTGTATCACCAATTTATGATGGTAAGTTGAAAATGTATAATTTTACAGAATTAACAAATAATTCATTTACTGTATATGGTGAAAATGGTAAATTTAATTGGTTAGTTATCGGGAAAAGACATGATATTCTTGTTGAACCGGAAAAGGAAGAAGTGAAACTGTGTGGAAAGGGACCTTATTTGTGGAGTTGATTAAGTTGTAAATTCAATAGTAAAATTTTATAAAGCTATATATAATATGTGGGGATATTCCAGAAATACTATTGAGAATTTAGGTAGACAGCGGTGCTGTGATATAAGAACTCAAGGCCCTGTCGGGCCTCCTGGACCAACGGGTCAAGGTGCGATTGGACCTGCTGGTGATACAGGATACACTGGTCAAGAGGGTCCAACTGGCCCAACTGGTCGAAACTGTATTGGACCGACTGGTCCTCCTGGGAAGAGTTTTATTATTGACCATCCGGATGATCAAAGCAAATACTTGGTTCATGTTTGTTTAGAAGGACCTGAGGCGGCTGTCTATTATCGCGGTAAAGGAGAAATTACTAACAACAACAGTGTTGTGATTTATTTACCAGATTATGTTAAAAATTTAGCAAGTGATTTCACAATTCAAATTACAGCGGTTTATGATGGTCTTGTGAAAGTATATAATTTTGATGAAATACAAAATAATTCATTTAATGTATATGGCAAAAATGGTAAATTTCATTGGTTAGTAATTGGTAAACGCTTTGATGTGGATGTTGAACCATATAAAAAGGATGTAGTTGTAAAGGGCGATGGCCCCTATTTGTGGATTTGAAATATATTTACAATATTTATATATTAAATATATTACAGTAACCTCTTATATGAGCGAGGAAAAAGCCCCAGTTACAATCGTAAGCGCGTTTATAAGGAATATGAATAATCGCAATGATTATAAGCTCGATGATTATTTACAGAATGGCAAATTGTTTTTGAAGGCGATTGTAAATAAGATTGTATTTGTGGATAAAGAAACGTATAGCGAACTAAAGGATTATGAAAATGAATATACTAAATTGATTGTTACAGAAAGAGAAGATATATATTTATATCAGTATACACATTTATTAACTAATTTTCGTATTCATACTGGTCATCCAGATAAGGATACTATAGATTACTTTTTTTTGATGTGTAATAAAACAGAGTGGATAAAACAAGCAATTGAGTTAAATTTGTTTAACGGTGATAATTTTATATGGATTGATTTTGGTATTCGTCATATATTCAAATGTGATAATGAGGAGTTTGTTAAAAGCATTGAGAGATTGAAGGGAACTTCATATGACACTATAAGGGCTTCTTCGGTGTGGAGAAAATTTGGACGAACATATTATAATGAAAATCCATACAGTAATGTTATCTGGCACTTTGGTGGTGGGGTATTTGGCGGAAACAAAAATAAACTAATTCAGTTTTCGCAGCTAACAAAAGATATGTGTATAAAAACAATAAGCGAACAAAATACAATCATGTGGGAGGTGAATATATGGTATTTGATACATCAAGAAAACCCGAGTTTATTCAATTTCTATGATTGTGAGCACGATCGATCAATGATCGATGATTATTAATAATATTTTTGAATATATATTTAAATACTTCAAGTATTTAAGTATAAAAATGACGACGATAGTTTCTGCCTTTATATCAAACATAAATTCTTATAGAGATGTGTGTAAATATATTGAATATGGTAAAAAATTGCTTACCATAGATACACCAAAGGTTATTTTTATAGAAAAATCAATATATGATGAACACCTTTGCGGTATTAATTTTATCAATACTAAATTTGTTTTTGTAGAGAAGACTGATAGTTATTTATATAAAGAAAATGAAAATATAACAAAATTTGATATTGAAACTACCAATCATGGAAAGGATACGTTAGAATACATGTTTGTCCAGTGTAATAAAACTGAGTGGGTAAAACAGGCTATTGATCTCGACCCCTTTAACACGGAGCAATTTATGTGGATAGATTTTGGTATTTTTCACATGATAAATAGTGAAGATTTTGCCGAGATTATTTATAAAATGACACACAAAAAATACGACAAGATTAGAATTGCCGGGTGCTGGGATTTAAATGCTTATTATCATAATAGATACCATACAAAGGTATTATGGTATTTTGCAGGCAGTGTATTTGGCGGAGATAAAAATAGTTTGTGTAAATTTGCGGATTTAATGAAAATGCGTTGTTTAGATTTTATTGATGAACACAAAAGTTTGATTTGGGAGGTAAATCTATGGTATTTTATTTATAATGAAAACAAAGATTTATTTGATGTGTATCGAGGCGACCACAATAAAACAATTATAGATAATTACTAACTTATAATAACAAATAATTTTATTATTATAAAATCACTTTTTTCCATGAAGCAAGGAAAAGAGAGCAAAATCGCTTTTAATTTTTTCAACCTTTTTAAAGGTTGTTTCTAAAAGTTAATTACGTATACTTTACGATAGAATCGATATACTTTTTGTTGTAGATACCAACACGAGTGGTTCTATCCCAAATACTATAATTTATCATGACAGATTCATCTTTCACAATTAACCCAATACAATACTGAATTGGCGCATCCTCATATTTGAAAGGAGCCGAATAACGCAGTAAATTAAGCGACTCATCAAATACCGCAATCATATCATAATAATGACGCGGCTGCTCATAAGACGCAATATGGAGAACAAACCAAACCTCGATTTGGTTGGTCTCTTTATTCAAATACTTGAAGCCACAAGTCGAACCACGCGTTCTATTGAATATCTTGGGCATTTTTCTCTCTTCGACCAGATTTATCGTATGATTCTCTCTATCAATTTTACATATTTGTAGAGGGCACCACTTATAAATGATATGCGTTTCATTTTGATAGTCTGTAAACACCCAATTCTTTTCACAGCTATTGTCCGAAAAAGATGACTTCAGTTCATTGACCTCTAGTTCACTCTTATTTACATCATAATTTCCATATACAATCCCAAGATTACCATTTTTATGCTGACCCGTTCCAATACACAATAAGTCATCGTTATTTACATCGTTAAAAATCCTCACATCCTCAATTCCAACATATCGTCCGGTTGTATTTGTAACCTCAAATACTTTATCATTGAGAATCATGTAATCTGGCGATAACTCAACAAAGCGGTTCATAGTTATGATATGGTCATTACAATCTAAATATCCACCTCCACTATCAATGTAATAATTCACATACCTTATATTGAACAAATAACCACTATTGTTCTTCTTTGGAATTAAACAACTAGACGATGAACGGAACTTTACCATTTTTCCATTAATTGATTTTTCAAATGTATCGTCAAAATTTAATACATGTGTCGGCTTCAAGATATCCTTATAAAACTTCATATTCCTGAACAAATTATCTTTTACTCCATTATCGTCGCATACATTAAGAATTTTTACAACCTCATTATTAATATTTTTTATACCAATATAACAGGCAATTATAGTAAGCTCAACATCCAACTTGTATGTGTATACATCATTATGTAGAAATAAATATCCATCGCGGTTCAAGTTCAAGTTTACAATTTCCTTTGCTGTTTGATAAAACATATTTGCTAACTTTTGCTTGGATATCACACGATAATGATAAATAATCTCATATAGATTTTCTACGCGGTTCG